TACTGGCGCATTAGGTTGGGGTTCATATTATCTGTAACACTGACAATTGGCATCCCAATACAATACAGGAGCCGGGCTGTTTGGAGCTGTATTAACTGGGGGAGCGTAGTACACTGGCGGTGGTGCGTAGTACACCGGAGGCTCTACATATACCGGAGCAGGTGCATAATAGTAAGGACGTGTTGCACCATATACCAATGCACCACCTATAATGGCACCACCTAATGCAGCAGCACCATAGTTCCATCCATTGCCACCACGATAACCGTTATAGCCGTTATAGCCGCCGCGATTTCCATATCCGTAACCACCAGCTATGGCTGTGGTCGTAGTAAGTGCGAGTAGGGCGGCTGTTAAAATAATTTTCTTCATAATATTCTCCTGAGAGATAAATTAAACCATCTTTATTACAACTACATATTAACATGTGTCGGACTCCAAAAATGCACTGCTAATACATCTATAGTATAACATCAACTAATTAGTTTGTCAAATTCTGTTTGTAATAATATTTACTGTTTCTGGCGATAAAACTACTTCGTAGTGAGTGGATTCGGAAAAGACCAATTCCATTTGATCTGATAAATGCGTCATGCTGTCTACTGTTACAACACCATCATTAGGAGCTGCTATAAAAGGACTACTGCCACAAGTAGTTACCACATTGGTCCAGCGTTTTGGTACTGACATTTTAGGTACGCTGGACATGGGTTCGCTGCCAGGACTGATGTCGCGCATGAGTTGATTGAATGGTAAAAAGAATTGAGCAAATACAGCTTCGCGACAGCCGCCGTAGGGAGTACTAAGTGTGACTGCACCCGCTACTCGATTGAAAAAATGTTGTGCCAAGTGGAGAGCATAAATTCCACCCAGACTATGAGCCACAAAAAAGATTGAGTCTCGAGATTGCGAAATAGTTTCTCGCATTCTGTTTAGATTATTTTTGAACCCATGGTAACTGTTGTACTCTATAACAGTTTCAGCAGGATGATTTAAATGATGACGAATGTAGTTGAAACTATCCGCGGAAGCCGAAGCTCCGTGAATATAAACCAGATTCACGATTTCTTAAAGAAGCCTTGGATCTTTGCTTGTATAGCTTTAGCAAAATCAGGTTGTGGGAAATTCCAACCAACGAACGCACCTACTAGTATCCAGAAAATTGTTTCTAACATATCAAATTCCTTTTTTGTTTAATGCTCGTTTAGCCATTGAATCGACTGTGTCGCGAGCTTGGTCTACACTCATGTTAGGGGCTACTTCATCTGCACCTTTAAACATAATTTCTCCAGTCTCGCTGTCACCGCTGATATCAGCAATAATTGCACTGAGAGGTTCTTGTTGTGATAAGTTGCGTAGTTGATCATCAGTTAAACTAATACCCATGTTATTAGCTAACTTTAAAAATGCTGCGATCGATATTTTTTTCTCTGCGCTGGTATTTTGAGCGCGAGACAAGAGAAATTGACCTAGTGCAGCCAATTTCTCTGTTTGTGCAGATGGAACATCGAACTCAACTAATCGCATTATTTCTTTTTAGCGAAGGGATTTACGCCTTTTTTAGGACCTGCTTTCTTGTCGTCGACAGCTTTCTTGAATGGCTCTTTCTTGTTGCCATCCTTGTCAACATCTAAAAAGTCTGGCTTGCTTCCTTTCTTTTTAGCTTCTGCTACACCGCGACGATCACGGCCTAACGAAACAGCATTGCCTAGTTCGTCTGTGGCTGCATCACCGCCTTCTTCGGGTGGCATGCCCATATCAGCAGCTGGGTTGAGTTCATCACCGCCTTCTGGTGGCATGCCCATGTCAGCAGCTGGCTCTTCACCTGGCACAACAGGAGCTTGTCCTGTCAGTGTACCTTGTGCACCTTCTAATGCTGTCTTACCTTGCTGTACTGATTGTAGCAATTGTGTAAGTGCAGCAGCAGTAGCTGATTGATAAGCAGTGGCTTGATCAGGACCCATGTCGTTCTTGATCGAGTCTGTTAGAGCTGGCAAGTCTTTGAACTGCATGGCACTGATCTGCTCCAACATCTTTTGAATTTGATCAACCATGTCTTGTGCAGCTAGAACAACCTGTGCTTGCTGAATTTCGCTTTCGCGTAGTCTACGGCGAGCAATGCGTGATTCTTTTGGCATAGCACTGGCAGCAACTGCCCCAACAAGTGCTTCTTCGTCTTTATTCAAAGGTTGTCCTGCTTCCGATTTCTTCATCGCAGCTTGTACTTTGGGATCTTTTGTATCAACAGGAACAGCGCCAGCAGCGCCAGCAGACCCTGCTGCAGGTTGACCTGGGACAATAGGAGCAACTTCTTTCAGTCGACCTTTAAGTCCAGATTCAAGCATAAGCAGTTTGAGATAAGCTGGATCACGTTCGCTTGAATGTGAAGCAGCACTAGCTCTGTGCTCGTTGATCAAACCACGTACACGCAATAGCATGTGGCGTGATTCGCGTAGAGAAAGATTACTGAAAGAGACAGTTTGACCTAGTCTAGTTTCCAGTACTCGTTCTGCTTTATCTTGTTGTTTGAGTGTGTCTAGTTCGTGCAGTTTCATCGCGGTTGAATCCTCGTATCTGATAGTATTTAGCCAAACTAACACATTTGGCTAGTCGATTTTCCACGGCTCGTAAACCGTCTTTTTTGGTGGTAATCTTTAATTGTGTTACTTCTCTGCGATCCGGATCTTTGATACGTTTTAGCAAAGTTTCTCGTGCATACACATCGTTTGAAATTCTAATGTATTCTTGATCTAAATCTTGTATAGCATAAGCCAAATTGGTATCCTGTCGCTTGTCTGCAATACACCAACTGAGTGCCACAGGCAAACTAGAAAAGTTCTTATCTGTGTATCTTTTTCTAGCAACTCTATAAGTTTTATCTAGAGTGCGATCAATCACATATTGATCAAATACATGATATTGATTATCGTGTTCCAGTATCATCTTAGATTTCAGATGAGCCAAATCTGGCTCGATAATCTGTTCTAAGCGTTGCAGAATCCAGTCTTGTTTTTTCATTTAATCACGTAATGCGTTATAAACCAACCAATTACGCTGCCTAGTGCAATAATGATGCCTACACCCCAGCTAATTATTTGATCGTTGCGTTTGTTTACTACTGTTTGTACCATACTCTTTATATCAGAAATCATTTTGTTATTTTCGATAGACCTAGACTCAAGAGAATCTAACTTCTCTTCAAGATAGCGATACCGTTCTGCACACAATTCAACATGTGCTTCCAAACTCTTTTTTTCAATGTCAGTAGTATCAACCATGTCTAGTCCTAGGATGTATTATTTATCGTCGTTTTGAACTATTAGGTCAAACCAAATATTAGCGTCTGGGCCTGTGCTAATCATAAATGCAGATATTCCTGCAGCTTCGTCCAGGCCTAAAATCATAGGTACACCCGCACAGTCGCTTAGTAAGTATCCTACTGGGTCGCCGTCACAAAAAATTGAAGCTGGATCCACTACATCAAATTCAAAATGCCAAATGCCAGTATCGGCATCCTGTACAGGACTTGTGATATTTTCTGGCAGAGTTCGCAGAGAAATAATTTGATTAATTGTTTCCCAATTACCTTGTTGATTTCTAGCACGGTTCCATTCAGCATCCGAAGTTATTTCGTGACCAGTACTGTCCTTAAATGCTATCTTGGATTTGTAGGAACGATTCTTTACCCCAGTTTCTGTTATGTCAAATAGGGTACTGCACTTTACACGTATGGTCATATAGCTATGCTAACCGAACTCATATCAGCACGAGTAATTCTGGAATTTAACGCAATAACAATGCGATCCTGAGTTCCTCGATAAACAACAGCAGAATGTTGTACCCAACTTGGGAAAACAATCATCATACCAGGTTGAGCTTGAAAATCAATACTGGTATTGCGGTTTGTCCATGCCATCCCAGCATCTGAATAAGCACAGTGGTTGGGATTATAAAATCTATTGACTCCATTTTTGTCATTTGCGTCGCCCATGTCTCCAGTATCAAGATAGTAGATAGCAGACCAAGAACTACCAGGATGAGCATGCATATCGTGATAGCCACCATCACGGGTAATGTGGCACCAAGACTCGTGTATTTCAACATTGACATTCATACCCGGGGGCCAATACGGCTTATTGATATTAGCAGCAGCACGGAACAGGCATTGTTTAGCCCAATGACTGAACGCAAGAACAGCAGGAGAATCTGTGGATACAAAGTCAAATCCGCTTTCGTATAAGCCACGTTTGGCATCAGGTGCTACATTGCTGACATGTTTCTTTGCTTCAAGATCGTAACAGACTTGAGCAAGTTCGTCTCGATATTGATTGTGTTCGTCCCATTGAAAATCATACATTAAAACAGGCCATAGAGGAATTGGGTTGAGTGGTTGCATAGTATAGGTATTTAATGGCCAAAAGAAAGCCCCGAAATAAATCCGGGGCTGTTCGGGTTATCAAAACTGGCTATTAGGCTAGTTTGAAACCTGCGTCAGTAACATCTGTACCTGAAACGTTAACACCAGTCACTGTGCCATCGCTAGCTGTGATCTGAACGTTACCTAGTGCTTTTAGAGCTGCGTCAAGAGTAGCAGCAGTCCAAGCACCACTTGGGTAGATACCGTAGCTGATCTGACCGCTTGTGTCAGCTTCAACTTGGTACATAGCGATTGTAGCTGTACGCTGAATAGCTTGGTTGATTTGAACAACAACACCTGGTGTGAAAACACCACTTGTTACGTTACCCAACTGATTGGTAATATCAACTGCTTGTTGCGAACCGTTCTGAACGATAACTTTGAAGTAGTCTAACTTAGGACCTGCCATCTGCACTAGTGCAGCGGTAGAGATATCGCCTTCTTGAGGGCCGTTGTTGATGTCTAATGCGTATACCGGTTGTGCATCACCGTTTGCTGGTGGAAAATATGCCATTTTAAAGCTCCTTTTTTAAGTGGGAATGTTTCGTCCCTACACTTATTTATACCAAATGGCAAAAATACCCGGGTACCTATCCTAATTCAGGATTGTTTTTAGCAAAGTTTGCAGCACTAAAACGCATACGGTCCACAAACTTCATACCGTTGCCTACGTATCCTTCATGCCCGGGTTCGTTGTTGATGCTGGCCTGTACATCGTGTGCTTGTGCATCCAGCTGACGCACTACTTCAGTTTTAAGACTGGATATTTCTAAGAACGCTTGAAATAGTGCTGCCACTGCTTGCTTGTTTTCTGTAGCCCATTCAAAAATGCGCGGTGCTTTTGTCGGTGCTTTTTCTTGCACCCACTTACCAAACCCACCAATCAAGTTGTCATAGCTGCCGCTGCGAACACGACTGTTGATGTATGTTTTAACCAGTGCAGGGAAGTCACTGATTCTACGAGCACGTAATTCTGCAGGATTAAACAACTGGTCCATTGCTGCTCCATACTGTGTTAATAGTTGAGTAGCATCTTTGACTGTGTTGGCGTTTAATTTAATTTCGCGTGGCTCTTTGAGACTGGGATCTAAAATTAACAGTCCTGGACTTGGTGCTAGCGCAGCAGCACGAATTGGTGTAGGTGTTGCGCCCGGTGCTGCTAAACTGGTATGTATAGCAACAGCCGCAGTGCTTTGTGCAATCTTACGACCTAGATCTGTGTCGGCAGGTACAGTGTACTTTACTGTGTTGGGTGTAAACTCATAGTTGTTGCCGACCAGTTCTGGGGTCTGACTGTACAATAAGTCGCCTTGAATATATCCACGGAAGTCCTGGGGTACTGCACGGCGCAACATAGGAAATAGGCGTTGATATAATGCAATCAGTTCTCCGCGTTCGCCGCCACGCATGTTCATAATTTGTGCGATCTGTTCTGGACTGGTAGCTAATCCGTCATATCCCTTGGCGCCAAAGCCAGCTTTGTCTGTTAATACAAATTCACCTGTTGGTTTACGTCCAAATATGATGGCAGGCTTTCCATCCCACTTGACTGTGGTTTCATTTGGGTTCTTTGCAGCAGCAACAATACCATCTAGTGCTTGCTTTAAGCCAGCACTGGGTCGCTGATCAAATATCATGTCCTCAGGGTGCTCAATACGCACTCCTTCCACTATAACTGCCATGCCTTGATTTACAATACGGTCACGCAAGCGGGCCATAAAGCTGACTTCTGTATATTCAGTATAGAGTTCTGTGCTTTTGTAAATGCCTTCGTCAAACTGTAGGCCTTCTCGTTCCATGTGTGCTTTGAAGTCAGCAATTTTTGCAGCACGTTTTGGGTCTGCTTCCAAGGCTTTTAAGATAGATTCCACGCTGTAAAGATCAGC